CCGATTGGTAAGTTCATAGCTTGTACAGAAACGATATCGTTTGCTAATAATTTAGAGAACACACGACGAATGATAGGGAATACCACAGTCTCGAAAGAACCAGAAGCATCAGAAACTGCTGCTTCGTTGATTAAATAAGACGCTTGGTTTTCATACAATTGCGCGATGTTATCTTTTTGGTGACCGTCTAATCCTTCTAAGAATCCTAAGTCATCCCATTTTTTGATGGTATCTTCTTTGATAACACGTAAATGTTTTAATCCGATGTTACCAACCATACCTGATTCTAATAATGCTCCCATTTTAAAATATTGGTTTTAATTTTTATTTATTATTTTATTTTACTCATCATCTCCTTAATTCTTCTGAATTGAGGGTTCTCATATGCTTTAGACTCAGCTAAAACTTCAGTAGAAGAAGAAGTTGTTGGAGTGTTAGAGATTTTTTCGGCTACAGTTTCGGTTACAGTTGTTTTAGTACCTAATTCACCTTTTATTGTTTCGAATAAATTTTTAGATTCATTCATAGTAGAAACTGAATCAAATCTCTTTAAAATGTTCAATTTCTCTTGTTTTGTTGTAGTATGTTCAGTGAATAAACGAGTAGCGTAAGCTAAGTTTGCGTTAAACACTGCAACTTCATTTAATTTTTCTTTGAAAAGAACTAAAGCTTTCTTGTACTCGGCATTTTGCTTTTTCAAGTTTTCTACTTCTTCGTTCATCTCATGACGACCTGCTTTGAACTTTTTACCTTGATTAGCTGGAACTCTAACATCGTTAGCGAAAGTACGAGAAGCTTCAGTTGCTTCAACTTCTTTAGGTTCTTCTTCTGTTTCACCTTCATTAGCTTCAACTTCTTTTTCTTCTTCCTCTTCTTCGTCCATTTCGATTTCGTAGATAGTTTCTTCTTCCATAGATTCCTCTTCTTTAGATTCTTCTTTTTCTTCAGATACTTCTTCTTCCATGTTCCAATCTTCATCAACTTCAGACTCTTCACCATCTAATTTGATGATATATTCGTCGTCAGCTGTTTCAAGTTCAACATTGTTTCCGTCTTTTTTAACTACAATACCATCTTCTGGTTTCATAGCCTTGAACACTTTCAATACTTCTTCATCAGAAGCACCTGTCATGTCCATAACGTCTTCATCATCCATACCCATGTCGTCAGAAGGTAATTCTAATGAATCTTCAGAATCCATAGATTCATCATCCATTGATTCTTCGTCACCCATTTCGTCATCACCACCAACTTCAGAATCTAATGATTCAATGTCTTTGCTTGGTTCGTTATCGAGGTCGCTTTCATCTTCAGAATCATCATCAGCTTCTTCATCATCAGCTGGTTGTTCTGACATATCTTTTTCTTCCTCTTCTTTAGGTTCCATAGCTTCTTCTTCAGTTGCTACTTCTTCCTCTTCTTCCAATGATTCTTTTAGCAAATCTTTAAGTTCTTCCTTCATAGTTGAAGCAAGTATACCTTTTGCATTTTGCTTTACTGCTTCTTCAAGATTCTGTACTTGAAGTAACGCTTGTTCTAAAATAGATTTTTCAGTCATTGTGAAAATTTATTGTTTTTATTATATATAAATACACGAGATTTAACAAAAACTCGGTTTTTTAATATTCCAGCCCTTATAATTTTATTATTTCGATAAAAATTTATCTAACCCTCCCATTAATTTTACCATTCTATCATCCAATGACGGTCTCTTTTCTTCAGATTCTTGGTATTGTTCTCTTTCTGAAGGGTCAGAGAAAACATACGCTCCAGGTGTAGATGGTGAAGAAACTAAATCGAAACAAACCAATTCAAAATCATCTTGAACTATGTTTTGTCCTTTAACATTTTTAAGTGACCCCACACCACGTGAAGAAATACCTAATGTTGCACCGTTCATTAATAACATAGCAGCTTGATCACCCTTAGTTGATACAATACCCATTTTTCTCCAACCTGGAGAAGTGAATAATTTTATCTTACCCATAAGGATTTTACCATCCCACCAAGTTTCAAGAATTGAGTGTGATACTCTGTCTAAGTCGATGAGTGAAGAAGATGGGTGGTTTAATTCATTTAATGCACCACCCTTTTTAATAAGTGTTTGATATTTTTCATTCTCCCTTTTTAATAGAACCTCAGGATATATTCTTCCGTTCTTATTAGGAGTATCATATTTTTGTAAAACGGCATAAAGAATTAAATCTTGTGAAAAATCCATTTCCTTCGCCTCTCTAATGATTTGTTTGTTTTCATCTGGAGATACATGTCCAGCATCATATTCAATTAAAATACCGTGTCCAGTATCTTTAGGTCCTAATATCTTCATCTATAGATTTTATTACTATAAATACATCGATATCCCTATTATTTTTTGGATTTATTAAAATTAAACAGTTTTTTATCGTTTAAACCACCGTCAATAATTGATGTTAAAATATTTTTAACATTATTTTTTATTTCTTTTGATTTAACATCGAATTGTTTATTGACATATAGAGTAACCTCCATATTCATAAAAGACCTTTTTTCTAATTTGATACCTTTCGTCCTAATATCCAAATCAACAATTGATTGTTCTTTAAAAAGAGGATTTTTTAAATTATAAACAATTTCTTTAACTCTACGACGTGATTTATGTATCGTATCATCAAAATTGTCCGTTTCATTCTCAGGTTGTAACCATGAATTGAATTTCAAATATACAGTTTTAAGATTTCTAAAATCTACGGTACCATAACCGATTTTTACATCATTGTATGTCCCTAAAGGGATATACTTACCAGTTTTCATTAATTTTTCATATTATAATAATTTTATGGTGTAATTAAAAAATACAAAAAATAAATTAAAATTCCAAAAAAAATTTTATATATTTGCAATATACTTATATAATATGATAATAATTGATTTAAACAACGAAAAAAGTATTGAATCTGCTTTAAGAACTTACAAACAAAAAGTTCAAAAAACAAAACAAATTCAAAAACTAAGAGAAAGACAAGAATTTGTAAAACCTTCAGTTAAGAAAAGAACCGAACGTTTAAAAGCAATTTATGTACAACAAATAAAAAATGGTCTTAATTAAGACCATTTTTTAATTCTGATAATCTGAAATAATTATATCTCGAAGGTGACATTTCATTCACCTCTTTTTTTACACTATCTAATTTATTTTTTAATTCTAAATCATTAGATTCAATTAATAAACTATCAACTTTAGTTAAAATTGATTCTTGTAATTCACTAGTTTTAGTAATTAAATCTTCGTAAGAAATTGATAATATATTTTTTAATTCTTCTTTTTGTGATTCCGATAAAGTATTAGAATATAATACATTAAAATTATTTGCTAATACCGCATTCAATAAAGTTTCATTAGGAACTATAGTAATATCTTTATTTTCCGCGATTTCTCTTTTAGTGGTTAAATGTTCCACTAATTTCTTTTTTGCGATAACTTTCTTTTCAATATTTGATAATGTATCTTTTTCTGATAAAACATCTAAAGACTCATACAATTCATTAGGTTCAATTTCAACATCGTTTAATTTACTTTGTAAAGATTCACAAATCATATTTAATTTGTCTAAATTTCCCATTTGTTGACTAAAGTATGTACTTAAACCTTCAACATATAATTTTGCAATTTCTTTATCTTCGATATATTTGTTTTCAATTTCTTCATAAAACAAATACATTTCTTTGAAATCTTTATTTTCTTTAATTGTTTTTAAAATATCTTTCATCTCACTTTTATCTTCTTTCTTGTAAGATTCAGTAAGTTTATTTATTATTTTAGTTTTTAAGGTACCGAAATTATTCATTTTTAGTCGTTTAATATATCCTTTAATTTATTTTCTATTTCATAAATATTACGTTGAGCTTTATCCATATCGAATAAATCGTTAAACTCAAGTTTTTCTTCACCCAACATACCTAATATTTTTGATTTTTTAGATTTTGATTCACTTAAGGGTTCTCCTCCTCCTTCAGACGGTGGTGCTGGTGGTGCTCCACCTCCTCCTAAATCCATTCCTCCCGTATCACCTCCACCTTCAGCCGTAGCGGCTTGCATTGCCTTTTCTCTCTCTTCTTCAGGTATTCCGTATTTTTTATCAACTTCATCAAACACACCTGAACGTTTAATAATATTTTGTGTATTAGTTAATTCAAAACCTAACGCACGTTCTAAACGTTGTTGTTGTAAATCTAACAATACATCACTATCACTCATACCAAGAATATTTTTCTTAGCCCATGTGTGTGACACTGGTAAGATACCCATTTGAGATTGGTCAGATGTTGCGTCCTTATATAATGTGATTTTTTCTTTCCATTGTTCAATACGTAATAAATCGGATTGTGCAGATGGATTTGTTAATGATAATGTAAAATTATTTAATTCATCTTCCATACCTGTTAGGTACAAATGAATTAATGCAATTTTATTTAATTCTTGAATTAATGATTTTTGAATTCTATTAATGGTTCTCGCAAAACGAATATCCATTAACGCCAAACTCTTACCTTCACCAACAACTTCCTCAAATCCTAAAAACGCTTTTGGAATACGTAATGCTGCAAGTAATTTCTTTTGGATATATTCGATATCCGCAATCTCACCTAAGTTTTGTGCACCTGGTAAAGTTTCAATTGGATTTGTTTGTGATGGGTCACGAACTGGTATGAAATAATCTTGGTCTACAGCCATTTGATTATATCTCATATCAACTTGTCCATTATTTGGATTTTGAATTTGGTCTCTTTTAAATTTGTTTGCAACACGTTGTACATATGGTTCGATATCTTTATCATCCATATTACCAACAAATATTTTAAATACACGTCTTTCAGGTGCTCTCGATGTTCTATAAATTAACATAGCATCTTCAGCAAGTAAAAGTTGTTTCCAAATTCTTCTAATCTTATCTAACATAGAAGTACCGTATGGTAACTTTCTATCGTCACCTAATAATCTAAAGTGTGCAATTTCCCAAGCTTGGAATTCCATGTCTTTGTTCTTCCACGTAAAACGTAATTCACGACTTGGTAATTTTTGATCTGCAACTTGTCCGTGACTTCTAGCGGCAGCACCTTCTAAT